TTAATGATGTCGATAGCCTTTCTTATGAACGCGGAGTTTCCATAATTATAGCACAGGAGATTGCACAATGAGTTTAACAAAACTAAACAATCAGTCTCTTTCCGCAGTGACATCCGCTGGTCTTCCTGCTGGTACTGTGTTGCAAGTTAAGACAGTAAACAAGTTAGACACATTTAGTAGCAATTCTAGGACTTTTGTGGATGTAACAGGATTGTCTGTGCAGATAACCCCGTCCTCAACAACAAGTAAAATACTGGTGACAGGTGCTTTAGTTTGTTCTGCTTCCAACGTTTGGGTTTTTGCAAGGCTTATGAGAGATAGCACTCAAGTTCTAACGCCAGCAGGGACTCTTGGCGACCGGACAACCGCAAACTTTGGTTTTGGAACTTATAATGCAGGCATTTATATGCCGTACACTCTTCCAATCCATGCACTTGACAGCCCTTCAAGCACAAGTCAGTTAACATACAAAATTCAAATAGAAACACATGCTGGAACAGGCTATGTCAATACAACAGAGCGTGATGGTAATAATTCAACAGGTTACGATATGCGTGGTGTTTCTACTATTACAGTTATGGAAATCGCAGGATGAAGATGTCTATAGAACCAGAACTTAAAGTTCAAATGGAACTTGAAGCTCACGAAAAAGAGTGTGCGGTAAGATACGAAATGGTACACGGAAAACTTGAAAGCCTAGACAAACGCATGTGGCGGCTAGAGGCAATGATAATGTTCTCTACAATGTCTATGATTGGTCTAGGTGTAATGCTTATTACTCAGCTATAAGCGGGAGCAATAAATGATCGCAGAAACAATGGCAGGTATAGCTCTAGTCAAAGGCGCTGTTGATGGAATTAAAAGTATGATAGGTACTGCTAATGATATCAGCGAGATAGCTGGGCATATCGATAACTTGTTTGAGGGCGAAAGACAAATACAACAAAAAAGAAACAATAAACAAAACGATCCTTTTGCGATTAAAAGTATAGCACAAGAAACTATAGATGCTAAGCTTGCACAAGAAAAAATGAATGAAATGAGGCAATTAATTGATTTTAGGTTTGGTCATGGTACATGGCAAAGCATAATTAACGAGCGTGCTAAACGAATACAAGAAGCTAAAGAAGCGGCTAATGAAGCAAGAAGACAAAAGCTTATTAGACAAAAAGAAATAGAAGAAATAGTTAAAACAATACTCATAGTATGCGGAGCTATTCTATTTGGAGGAGCCGCTATTACTGCATCAGTAATGTATTCAACAGCATCAGCAATGATATGAGGAGATAAATATGTTTGAAGCAATAGTATTAGTATGTCTTACAATTAGTTCAAACTCTTGCTTTGAAGCAGTAGACACCCGTGGACCATATAAGACACTAGATGAGTGCATGGTGCGGGTTGATGAAATGAAAAGAGACTTACACACTTTACCTAATCATAAAGTAGAAGGTTTTAAATGTAAACTATCATGGGGAATATAACATGTTACAAGCACTGATAGGTCCAGTTACAGGACTACTAGATAAGTTTATACCTGACGCAGACGAGAAAGCACGGATAGCACATGAGCTCGCTACTATGGGCGAGAAGCATGGACAACAGTTAGCACTTGCTCAGATAGAAGTAAACAAAGCTGAGGCGGCTAGCGGTAGTCTTTTTAAAGGCGGCTGGAGACCTTTTATTGGTTGGGTATGTGGTGTTGCATTTGCATATCACTTTGTTTTACAACCAATTATTCTATTTGCAGTCACAGCCTACGGGCTACAGATACCCGCATTACCCGAGTTTGACATGACAAGTCTCATGACTGTACTTGGTGGTATGCTTGGTATCGGTGGATTACGTACATATGAAAAGCAAAAGGGAATAACAAAATGAGTAAACCTAAAGGCCCATTAAGTAAAGTGAATGAGTCTAACAATTACACTCATCCTGAATTAAGAAAAAGACTTTATAATAAAATTAAAGCTGGAAGCAAAGGCGGTAAACCAGGACAATGGACAGCAAGAAAAGCTCAATTATTAGCGGCTGAATATAAAAAAGCAGGTGGTGGTTACAAAAGCGGAAAGAAAAAACCACAGAAAAGTTTAAAGAAATGGACAAAGCAAAAGTGGAGAACTAAAAGTGGAAAACCTTCTATCCAAGGCCCGTTGGCAACTGGAGAGCGTTATATGCCAGCTAAAGCTGTGGGAACTCTCACATCATCTGAACACGCCGCTACTACTAGGGCAAAGAGAAAAGGTACTAAAGCAGGAAAGCAATTTGTTGCAAACACTAAGTCAGCTAAGAAAAAAATTAAAAAGGCAAGAACATGAACATAGATAAACTTAGAGAGGAACTAAAAGTTGATGAAGGAGTTAAGTACGAAATCTATCTCGATCATCTGGGTTTGCCTACTTTTGGTATTGGCCATTTGGTTTTATCTACTGATATGGAGAGCGGAGCAGAGGTCGGCACACCTGTCTCAGAGGTTAGAGTCAACGAATGCTTTGCTAGCGACGTCGGCGTGGTGCTCACAGACTGCAATATACTATACCCCGATTTCGAAACACTGCCCGAAGAAGTCCAATTAATTATTGCTAATATGTTGTTTAATATGGGAAGACCTAGATTAAGTAAGTTCAAAGGAATGAAGGCAGGAGTAGATGCTCGTGACTGGAATCGTGCGGCAAATGAAATGGTTGACAGTGCATGGTATAGGCAAGTTACTAACAGAGCAGACCGTTTAGTTAATCGTATGCGTAGTATATAAAACGCCCTTATACGGGGAGAAACGTTCATTATATATACTAGAGGTTAACTATGAGAAACACAGAGTACAAAGGCCCATCAATGCCTATTTCAGAAGAAATTGATAAGATGAAATACAGATTAGAAGATGAAACATTTGACGGTAAGATTAAGAGAATAGCTAAAGCACTCTGTGACGGTATCGAACATCAGTATAAACTAGAAGACATTCTAGGCACTATGAGGTTCTTACCAGCAGGGCGAGTACAAAATGCTATGGGTAGTCCTCGAATTACTACTGCTTATAATTGCTTTGTCAGTGGTATAATTGAAGACTCGATGGATAGTATTATGCTACGTGCTACACAGGCCGCAGAGACTATGCGCCGTGGTGGTGGTATCGGGTATGACTTTAGTCGTATCAGACCTCGTGGTGATATGATTGTATCGCTTGAGTCACAGTCAAGTGGCCCAGTATCATTTATGGGTATCTATGACTCTATCTGCCAAACAATAGCTAGCAGTGGACACCGCAGAGGCGCACAGATGGGCGTACTAAGGGTAGACCATCCAGACATCTATGACTTTATTAGAGCTAAAAGAAACAACGATAAGCTAACAGGCTTTAATATTTCTGTTGGTCTTACAGATCGTTTTATGGAATGCTTAGAATCAGGCGAAGGTTTTGATTTAATATTTGAAGGTAAAGTATACGATACAATTGATGCAAGTCATCTCTGGGATGAGATCATGGAATCAACTTGGGATTGGGCAGAGCCAGGAGTTTTGTTTGTAGATCGTATTGCTGAAATGAATAACTTATGGTACTGTGAAGAAATTGAAGCTACAAACCCTTGTGGTGAACAACCTTTACCTCCTTTTGGTGCTTGTCTACTTGGTTCGTTTAATCTTACTAAGTACGTAAAAACAGGTATTCAATTTTCAGAAGAAGGACCAGCAGACGAAAGCATATTTGACTTTGTACAGATGGCTAGCGATATTAAAGAAGTTGTCAGAGCAATGGATAACGTTGTAGACAGAACTATTTACCCACTTAAGGAACAAGAAGATGAAGCACGTAACAAACGACGTATGGGGCTTGGAGTCACAGGACTTGCTAACGCAGGAGAACTCCTTGGATACCCGTACGGCTCAAGTTCTTTCCTTGATTGGATGGGTGCCGTGTTCAAGACTCTTAGAGACGAGACCTACCGTACTTCGGCAGGATTGGCTAAAGAAAAAGGAACATTTCCACTCTATACTGAACAATACTTAGAAAGTAAATTTATTAATACACTCAGTGAGGACGTTATTGAGTTGATTAAAGAAAACGGTATTCGTAATAGTCACTTGACATCTATTGCACCTACAGGCACTATTAGCTTGTGTGCAGACAATGTATCAGGTGGTATTGAGCCAGTCTTTAGTCACTACTATGATCGGACTATTCAAACATTTGATGGTCCAAAGGTTGAGCGAGTAATGGACTATGCTTATTCCCATGGTGTTGAAGGTAAAGGCGCTAATGATATTAGTGTTAACGATCACCTTGAGGTTCTCCTATTAGCACAAAAGTACGTTGACTCAGCTTGTTCTAAAACTTGCAATGTAGGAGATGACGTTACTTATGATGAGTTCAAACAGGTCTATGTTGATGCCTGGAAAGGCGGGGCGAAGGGATGTACAACGTTCAGACTTAGTGGTAAAAGATTCGGTATCCTCAACGAAACCGTGGAAGAAGAAAAGACGCTACCTAGCGAAACTCAGGAAATGGCTCAAGAAGAGGGAACGGTCGAAGCTTGCTTTATCGACCCGCGAACTGGCCAAAAAGAGTGCTCATAACAATAATTATATAATGGAGGGGTAATATGACAGAAGATATTTCTGTAACAGATATTGCATCTATGGGGGTTGTTGTCGATGCTCCTCCTATTACTTTAAACGCTAACGTTTTTACAGATGTTAGAAATGTAAGATTTAAAGATGGCGCAGTTAAAAAGATCACTGGCGAATTATTATTAAATAATATTACGGATGATTTAACTGCTTCTGGAGAAAAATTCGGTCAAACAAGATATTTTGCAGTGTGGGAAAACCCTAATAAAGCACCGTTAGGTTGCTACTATATTTGGGTAGTTGATTACATTCGTAATGATATTACAGTAGGACAAAAAATATACGTTCAAGATCATACTGGCGTTAAACGAGATATTACACCTGCTAGTTTAACTAATGGTTTCTCGTTCACAAAGTCAGGCTGGCAACATACTTTATTTACAGGTGGTTTTGCTTTCATTATTAATAACGGTATTGATAAGCCGCATTATATTTTAGACACAGCTGGAAATACAGATATCAATGAGTTGGTATTAGCAGAACTTCCTGGATGGGATAGTTATTATGTAGAACAAACAGTGTATAACGATACCTTTACTGCTTCTAACACTGTTGTATTTGATTTAGGTCAAACAGTAAACTTTGAAGAAAATAGTATTGTAGTTACAGGCACTAATACTAAAACAGCAGAAGCAGGAAGCCCTGCAGGATCTGGCACGGTTAATGGTGTTAACTTTGTTCCAGGAGATTACCCTGCTAACCCTGCAACTCCTACTGGAAATAAATTTCAAATTTATACAGATGTAAGTACAAATACAACTGTAATTGCAGTTGGCGGTTTAACGGTTGATGATACAATTAAAGTAGTTATACAATCAAGAGACCCTGTAAAAGTCAGTGCGGGTATTGTACAATCATTTGGTAATCTTTTGGTTGCAGGTGATCTTACTGAAATAAGTATTTCAAGTAACAATATTATCAGAAGACTATCAGGGGTAGTTCGTACTTCAGATGTTGCAGTTCCAGGAGCAGTACCTGCAAATTGGAATCCTTTTGCGGCAGGTGTAAGTACAGCAGATGAGTTTACTCTTTCTGAAACAAACGTTATTCAAGAAATGAAATCGTTATCTGGAAATATGTATATTTACAGTACAGACAGTGTACACGTTATGCGTCTTACTGGCAATAAGCTATCACCTGTTTCTTTTTCGCCAATAACAGACGAGTACGGTTGTTTAACTAAAGGCGCTGTAGTAGAGTATGACGGTAAACACTTTGTAGTTGGTGCTAACGATATTTATCAATTTACAGGTAATGCAGGAAATATCGCATCGTTATCAGATAAAAGAATACGAAGGTATTTTTATGATAACTTAAATCCTATACATGAACAACAATTATTTACACTTCAAAACCATCATGAGAATGAAATATGGTTATGCTACCCTACGCTTGCTTCAACAGGCGGAGAGTGTGATGAGGCCTTAATTTGGAATTATAGAGATAACACTTGGACTATTAGAGATCTTGATGCGGTTGCCGCAGGAGATGTTGGGCCTATTAAAGGTGGCGGAATACCTACTGCTACTATTGTAGCCACAGGTAACTCAGGTAATGCAGGTTACACTAATCGTGGTAAACCAGAAACACAAGCAGTTACTATTAATGGTAAAACTCCTAAAAAGACTATAGGTACTAAAGCAAAGAAAACAATTACTCTTTCTGATTTTTCTTCTTTTACTACTGATACTCTTGAAATACAAGATTTATCAGTAACAGGAGACACTGGGCCAAACACAGTTAATGCAGTAAGCACTTTAGCTTTTCCATCTACAACATTCACATACGATCGTAATCAAACTACACATCTTGACGGAGGCGCTAGCGCTATCATAAATGGTGACAGTAGTATTGGTAGTGTTAGTTTCCCTGCTATTTCAGTGTTAGGCACTAACTATGCAAACGGTGCTACGATTACAATGCCACAGTTTGTAGAGGCAGTTAAAAATTATATTAATGCAAACAATGCATTATCTGATTGGACAGCTTCAGTTTCTACTAATACACTAACTCTTACTTCAGACGTTCCTGGGCCAAGAGCATTTAGTGCATCTACATTTGCAGTGTCGGGTGGCGCTACAAGTAACCTTACAATTAATTCTACAGTTACAGGAATTGGTGTTTACGGCATTACTACAGCACTAAGCCCTGCTATATCAATGACTATTACGGCCCCTGCCGTAGTAGGTGTACATGCAGAAATTAACAAAACGATTACGCTTGCAAAAAATCTTACAAGTCAAACGGCGATTAGGGATAATATTATTACTCAGTTATCTGCAATCTCTGTTTTTAATGGCACTGCTAATGCTATTTACAGTGTTGCAACTAATGGGAATAATGTAAGATTTACTTCTGTAAGCGGTGGTAATCACAGCGCATTGTCAATTACTTTTAAGACTTCTTATCAAGGTACAGATTATGTTGAAACTATATTTGGCGGTAATCTTACTTCATCCGTAAGTGTTGTACAGACAGGAGCTAGCACTGCTAGCACTTATGCACAACCTTTAATGACTGTAACTTTCCCTGATGGTTCTACAGCTAGTAAAATTATTGAAGGAAGTAATAGAACTAAAGGTCTTGTAAGTCAAGGCTTAAATATTTTAATTAATGCTAGCACAAACGATTGGTCTTCTACTAATTCAGGTAGTGTACTTACAATAACGTCTGAAACTGTAGGTGTTGTTACAAATAATTTTGTAGTTACAATAACAAGCGTAGGTACATTGCCTCCTGGGTTTAGCACTAGCACTTTTACAAGTGGTCAATCAAGAGCAGGGCGTGCAGCACATAGCACAACAGACAGTGTTACGCTAACTCCGCCTTTAGGTAAT